AAGGGTAGCAGACAAAGATTTTTTTGCATCACTCAAAAAAGAATTTAAAGATTTAGATGGTTTTATAAAAGAAAATGAAGCTACATTTAATGATATTGCAGATGCTATTGGTGGTGCGTTAGCTGGTGCAGTTAAATTATTATCAGGTGCAATCAAAGCAATAGCAGTAAGTGTAGATGCTGTCACTACAGCATATGAATTTTTAATACAAACACTTAACAAACTACCATTAGTTAATATTAAATTAATTACAAAAGAACAAAGACAGCTTCAAAGAGAATTGATGAAATATGAAGATACTATAATGAGAATAGCAAGATTAAGAGATGAAGAATTAAAAGCAAGTATAAAAACATCATTAGCATCTAAAAAAACAAAAGAAGAAACACAAAAAACATTTAACATATTTGAATCACATCATAAATTAGTAAAAGCTGTAGAAGATTCTGAAAAAAGAAGAATTGATAGATTAATTATTGCAAATAGAAACATCTTTGAAGAACAGAATAGATTAGTAAAAAAAGTTAAAGAAGAATTAAGCACAAGAGAACAAGTTTTAGAAAACATTGAAAAACAAAACAAAGAATTTAGTATTTCACAAGAAGTTACAGATATTGTTAATAGAAGTATAAAAGGTGTATCAAGAGGTTTAGCTGAAGCTGTTGTATTAGGAAAAAGTTTAAATATGTCAATGAAAGAATTAGCACAAAGTCTTTTAGTAGATATTGTTGCAAAAACAATAGAAAGAATTGCTTTGATGGGTATTGAAAAAATACTAAGCGAAACTTTATTTAAAAAAGAAGCCGAAAGAGATAACATGATTAGAAAACAAAATACTAATCTTAAAAGACAAATTGCTTTACAAATGCTTTTAAATGCTGTTGGTGGTGGTAGTGGTGGTGGAATACCATTTATGGCAAAAGGTGGAGCAGTATCAAAAGGTCAGCCTGTAGTTGTTGGAGAAAGAGGTGCTGAAATGTTTATTCCAAACAGTACAGGTCAAATAACACAATCAGCTAGAGGTACAGGTGGTGGAGCAGTTAATGTGAATTTTACAATTAACACAATAGATTCAAGAGGATTTGATGAAGCATTAATTACAAACAGGGCAACAATAACAGGTATAATTAATTCTGCATTAGCAGAGAAAGGTAGAAAAGAATTAGTATAATGAGTGGTGCATTTCCAATATCATCAGCAAAATTTGAAACCTTAGGTATTCAAAGTCAGCAAAGCACTTTGATTTCTAAATCAATGTCAGGAAAAAAATTAACAAGACAAATACAAGATCAAAGATTTGGTTTTACTGCTAGAATTATTACAGCAAAAAGGTCAGATGTTTATGGAGAACTCATGGCTTTTATTATGAAACAAAGATCATCTAAAGAAGATTTTACAATAACTCCACCTGAAGTTAAAAATGCTAGAGGTAATGTAAGTGGAACTGTTCTTGTAAATGGTGTCCAATCAGTAGGAGACACAACTATTACAGTTGATGGGATGACAGGAACTTTAAAGGCTGGAGATTTTGTAAAATTTGCACATGATAAAGTGTATATGGTTGTTGAAGATGTTACAGCAGATGGGTCAAATGAAGCTACACTTACTATAGAGCCACCTCTTATAACTGCATTGGCAGATGATTCTTCAGTGACTTATGATAGTATTCCATTTAAAGTTCATTTAACAAATGATTTACAAGAATTTGGTGGAGTGGGAGCAGACAAAGATGGTAATATTTTATATCAATTTGAGTTAGATTTAGAAGAAACTCTTTGATGAAAAAATACAAAATTACACACTTAGTTAGTGCAGATTTTGAAGCTACAGCTATTGTTGATGAAGATGAGATTGATGAAAAAACTAACGATTTAAAAGATTATAAAAAACCTAATAGCAAATTTAATTTTACCATGTTAAAAGGTACAGAAATCATAACTAGAACATATTACGAGGAACATGGCGAGAACATTAACAACAGCAGTAAAAAATGAATTAGCAACCAATAATATTAGCCCAATTCATCTTTTAACTATTGGATTTTCAACACCTGTAAATATCACTGATTGCATTTTTGACATTACTTCTTCTGTATCTGGATCAAGTGTAACTTACACATCTTCAGCTTTTTTATTAGATACAACCTCTTTTGAAGAACAAACAGATATTTCTAAAACATCTCTTACAATAAATTTATCAGCAGTTGATACATCTTTTGTATCTGTAGTTCTTGGAGAAAATATTGTAAATGATTCTGTAAAAATATTTAGAGGATTATTAGATTCTTCTAATTCTTTAATAGCTGACCCAATTTTATTATACGAAGGAAATATAGATACTTTTCAAATATCTGAGTCTAAAAACAATGCTAATGTTTCATTAACTGTAGTGTCTCATTGGGCAGATTTTGAAAAAAAATCAGGCAGAAGAACAAATAATATTTCGCAACAAAGATTTTTTAGTTCAGATGTAGGTATGGATTTTTCAAGTCAAACAGTATTAGATTTAAAATGGGGTAGAGAATAATGGGTTTTAGTTTTAGTAGCTTTGTTCCAAAACCTTTTAGAAAAGCAACAAAAGTTGTTACCTCAGCTGTTTCTAGTATTTTTTCAGGAAATTTTAATCCTTATGTAGCTTTAGGAGTGTTTGCTGTAGGATGGTTGTTTTCAAGAGCCATGAAACCTGATGTGCCTGATTTTGGTACAAATGATTTTGAAGAAACTGAAAGAGGTATATTACTTAATAAACAATCTAACAATGCCTGTATTCCTGTAATTTATGGAGAAAGATTAGTTGGTGGTACTAGAGTATTTTTAGAAACATCAGGAACAGATAATACTTATTTATATGTTGCTTTAGTGCTTTGTGAGGGAGAGGTAAATTCAATAGAAGAAATAAGAGTAGATGACAAAGTAGTTACATTTGATGGTGCATTGACTCATGGTACTACAAGAGAAGTAGCAAGTAGCGATAGTAATTTCTACAAAGATTCTACAAGTCATATTCAAATACAAGCTTTTTTAGGACAAGACGATCAAGTAGCATCAAGTGTTTTAACACCTTTATCATCTTGGGGAAGTAATCATAGATTGAGGGGTATTTGTTATTTAGCTTTAAGATTTAGATGGAATCAAGATATATTTGGTGGAATTCCACAAGTACAAGCAAAAGTAAAAGGTAAAAAGGTTGTTACGTTAGCTTCTAACTTATCTGAACAAACAGCATCTTTTTCTACAAATCCAGCATTTTGTTTATTAGATTATTTAAGAAATGAAAGATATGGAAAAGGAATTGCAACAGCAAATATAGATTTACAAAGTTTTTATGATGCTTCACAAGTGGCAATAACTCAGGTAACACCATATGGTAGTGCTAGTGATATTAATATATTTGATTGTAATGCAGTAATAGATACATCAAAAAAAGTAATAGATAATGTGAGAGAAATAGTAAAAGGCACTAGAGGGTATCTTCCTTATGTTCAGGGTAAGTATAAATTAATTATAGAAGCTACAGGTTCAGCTTCTGTATCTTTAACTGAAGATGATATTATTGAGGGTTACTCATTAGCATCTCCATCTAAAAATTCAAAATATAACAGAGTTATAGTTTCATTCATAAATCCTGATAGAAATTATCAAGTTGATGAAGTTCAGTTTCCACCTGTAGATGACTCAGGTTTAGCAAGTGCAGATCAACACGCAACAATGAAAACAGCAGATGGTGGTTTTTTATTAGAACAAAGATTTGATTTTAGCACTATCACATCTCCGTATCAGGCAGAAGAAATGGCTGAGATAATATTGAGAAGAAGTAGAGAATCTTTAGGATTAAATATTACTGCAACATTTAAAGCTTATGAATTACACATCGGAGATATAGTTTCAATAACATTATCAGGATTAGGATTTTCGAGTAAAGCATTTAGAGTGCTTTCTATGAATTTTAATGAAGATTATACTGTTAGTCTTAACTTAGTTGAATATCAAGCATCACATTATACTTGGGCAAGTAAATCACAAGTAGCAAGTACACCAGCAACAAATTTACCAAATCCATTTGTAGTTCAACCACCAGCGAGTGTAACTTTATCAGATACACTAATTGAATATAATGATGGAACTGTAATTGTAGCTTTAGATGTATCTATAGGTGCTTCTCCTGATAGTTTTATAGATTTTTACCAAGTAGAATACAAACTAAGCACAGATTCTAATTTTATCATATATGCACAAGGGTCAGGATTAAATCATAGAGTTTTAAATGTAATTGACCAACAAACTTATGACGTCAGGGTAAAAGCAGTATCTACTCTTGGAATTTCGTCAAGTTATGTTTCTGCACAAAGAACAATCGTGGGTGCTATTGACCCACCATCTGATGTAGAAGATTTATCATGTAACATTACAGGAAATGATGCACATTTAAGCTGGACACAAATCTCAGATTTAGATTTGGCATTTTATCAAATCAGGTTTTCAGATAAAACTGATGGTACAGGAGAATGGTTAAACTCAGTAAATCTTGTCACTAAGGTATCAAGACCAGCAACATCAATTACAGTACCAGCAAGAGCCGGAACTTATCTAATAAAAGCAGTAGATAAACTTGGCAACTTTAGTTCAAATGCAACTGCTGTTGTATCAAATGTAGTTAGTGCAGAAAATTTTAATTCTATTACAACTGTTAATGAACACCCTACATTTGCTGGTACTAAAACTAACGTATCCCTTTCTGATGATTCTATTATACTTAATTCAAGCGAGTTGTTTGATTCTGCTTCAGGTTTATTTGATGCTAATACTACTAGATTTTTTGATTCAGGTGTAGCTAATGCAGATTTTTTAGCATCAGGTAATTATGCTTTTGCAAATGTAATTGATATTGGAGCAAAACATACTGTTAGAGTAACAGCTTCACTTACACAATCTGCAAGAAATCCAGATGACCTTTTTGACAATAGATCTGGTTTATTTGATTCTGCAAAATCAAATTTTGATGGAGATACACCAGCAAACTGTGATGCACATTTAGAAATAGCTACAAGCGATGATAATTCTACTTTTACATCTTTTCAAAATTTTGTTATTGGTAATTATACAGCTAGATATTTAAAATTTAGAGTAGTATTAACTTCATCTGATTTAGCTTCAACACCTGTAGTTTCAGCAGTAACAGTTACAGTTGATATGGTTGATCGAATATTTAGTGGTAATGACATATCTTCAGGTGTAGGAACTAAAACAGTTTCATTTACGAACCCTTTTAAAACTACATCTTATGCAGTGGGTATTACAATGGAAGATGCAGACACAGGAGATTTCTTTACAGTTTCAAATAAAACTGTTAATAGTTTTGACGTTTTATTTAAAAATTCAAGTGGGTCTAATATTTCAAGAACTTTTGATTTTATTGCAAAGGGCTTTTAAAAGGAGTATAAATAAACATGGCACAGGCAACAGATTTTACAATAGCAAACCAATCATTTCCTGATTTTAGGACAGATTTAAACACAGTTTTAGGAGCAATAAATTCTTCTAACTCAGGTACATCAAGACCATCATCAGCGACCACAGGAACTTTTTGGCTTGATACTACGAACTCAGGTTCAAATTTATTGGTACTTAAATTCTTTGATGGTTCAGATGATATTACATTTGCTACATTTAATACATCATCAAATACAGTTGATGTTTCAGATTCAGCATCCGATCTTGTTGGAGATACTTCTCCACAACTAGGTGGCAACTTAGATACAAACTCATTTAATATACAATTTGACGATGCACATGGAATACATGATGACTCTGATAATGAACAACTTATATTTCAAAAAACATCAAGTGCAGTTAATTATTTAGAAATTACAAATCAAGCGACAGGAAGCAATCCTAGTTTATCTGCAAATGGAAGTGATACAAATGTTGGTTTAGAATTTTCAACAAAAGGAACAGGAGCAATAAAATTTAACGATTTAGCTTATATTCCACAACAAGCATTAACATCATCATCAAACGCTGTAGCATGGGATGTTCAGGCTAAACCAAACGCATATCATTTAACAACAGAGAACACTACTTTCTCTGCACCAAGCAATTCAGTAGAGGGTTCATTTGTTTGTTTAGAAATAAATTATAATGGCTCACACACAATCGCATTTAATACAGTGTTTGAATTTGCTGGAAGTACAGCACCAACATTTACTTCAACAGATGGTAAAACAGATATTCTTGTGTTTAGATACAATGGTGCTGTGTGGCAAGAGGTAGGAAGAACTTTAAATTTAAGTGAAAGTTAAAATATGTACGCATTAGTTAAAAATGACAATATCGAAAAAATAATTAATAATCCAAAAACTATGATTATTGATGATGTTCAATACCCAGCTAAAATATTTCAATTATGGTCATCTTCTGAATTAAATGCCATAGGTATTTATGAAGTTATAACTGACTCATCTAATTATAAAGATGAAACATATTATATCAATACAAACGCAGAATATAATTTTGCAAATGAACAAGTTACAAGATCATGGGGAACTGCTACACCAAAAAGATTAGAAGATGAAGATGCAGTAGATGAAGATGGTAATAAAGTAATTTATTATGGTTTAAAAACAGAAAAGAAAAGAATTGTAAAACAACAAGCATCAGGATTGCTAGAAAAAACAGATTGGCACAATCATAAAGCATTAGATGATGATACATATACAATTCCTGATAATATAAAAAGTTATAGAGCAGAAGTAAGAGCAAAATCAAATGAAATGGAAACTCAAATAAATGCTTGTACTTCTGTTGATGAACTAAAAGCATTATACGAATATACAGAACAAGAAGATGGAACTCAAACAAGACCTTTAGCCGAATTTCCAAAGGAGATTTAAATGCCACTAATACTTGGAACTAACTCCATAAAAGATACAGGATATAATGTAGCCAACTCATGTAGATTTGAAACAAATACTTACATGACTAAAACTGCTACATCTGGAAATACAAAAACACTTACAATAAGTTTTTGGGTTAAAAGAGTATCTTTAGGTGCAGTTCCTAGTGGTTCAAATCAATTTCCAATGAGTTTTTATCAAGATAGTAATAATAGGATTTCTATTGCTTTTACAACTAATAACACATTTACTGTTTATGCTGGAGTAAGTGGATCAACTAAATTGTACTTTGAAACAAATAGACGTTTTAAAGATATTTCTGCATGGATGCACTTTGTTATCAAAATAGATACAACACAAAGCACAGAATCAAATAGATTTAAACTGTATATTAATGGAGTTGAAGAAACATCATTTAGTATATCAACATATCCTAGTCTAAATGACGATGTTACAATTAATACAAATATTTATGTTGGAGTTTATGATACAACTAATAATTTTTATCATGGTTATTTAGCAGAAGTGGTCTACATTGATGGAACAGCACTCGATCAATCATCTTTTGGAGAATTTGATAGCGATAGCCCTAATATATGGAAACCCATAGATGTATCTGGTTTAACCTTTGGTACGAATGGATTTTATTTAGATTTTGAAGATGCTAGTAATTTAGGTAATGATGCAAATGGTGGAACAGATTTAACAGAATACAATCTTGCAACAACAGATCAATCTACTGATACCTGTACAAATAATTTTGCAACTTTAAATCCTTTTGACAAAGGATATTCAGGAACAATAACTTTATCAGAGGGAAATTTAGTAACAGAATCCTCATCTGGTGCTGGAGATTATGGTTTAAGATCAACTATAGGTGTATCTCAAGGCAAATGGTATTTTGAGTGTAAAACTGTATCTTCTAATACTATTGGTATTCTAAAAATGAATGATCGTCTTGAATTTAGTATGATGGATAACAGCCCAAACACAGATGTATATGGTATTCAAAGATATAATGATTCAAAA